TCTCCATCTCAGTAGCTTTAGTTCTAATGGCTGCTCTCCATGTAGCTATCTTAGTTGGTACAGCTACATCTGAATCAGCCTTACGAATTATAGCCCAATCTGTTTGAGCTAGTAAAGAACCTTGTTGTTCTTTAACTGTTTGAATATATTGAGAACGTATACCTTTTACAGTTCTTCCATCTTTAGTAACATCATCTAAAGGTTTATCTGTAATATTAGATATACCATCAATACCGTTGTCTATCCAGTTATGAAACCTACCATCTGGTTTAGCATCTAAAGTAATCTCTTCTATATTCATAGCTTTCTTATGATCATCACTCCAGATATTCCAGTTCTTAGGATGACGAACACCATTGACATCTTTCCATCCCTTTCCCGGTTTAATCTCTGTAGTTTTGTTGTATAAAAACATTTCTTTCTCCTGTATCCTACTTCTTCATGCTAGAGATAATTATATAAAAAGTAATAAAAGAACCACCAACAACTAAAATAAGACTTCCTATAATTTCTAAAGCTTTATACCACTTCTTAGTTAACTCACTCTTCTTTCTTTTTTGTCTATCTAATTGTTTCTTATGTTTTTCTAATCTATGTTCACGTTCTAGAAGTATATCTTCCCAAGTTCCAAGACCAAATCTTTTATTAACCATTAATCTTACAAGAGCAACTTGTTCTTCAGCTAACTTTTCTTCTATAGTTTCTTTAGCTATAGCTCCTATTGATAATCTATCAGCAGTAGATCCTAAAGTCTTACCTAAAAAACTATCCCATTTACTAGCTATAGGATGCGATTGCTTTTTTACTTCTTCCTTACCTTTAAATAAATTATCAATGTCACTTGCAATAGAAGATATATCTTGAGCTGTTCCTATTGCACTTTTAATTCCTTTGACTGTGCTATTTATTAATGCCAATCCTGCAAGTGTTTCTGCAACTACCATTATCTTCCAGCTATAATTCTACCATCAGTATCAATAATAGGTGTTCCTATTACCATATAAATATAAGTCGCAGAAACATTTGGATCACTTGTATTTCTCATCTTTAAGCCACCTGTTACAATATCAATTACATTGCCCGGAGCTGATTCATCGTTGGCTATATTTGCTAACAATGGAGCATTTGCTACATTATATCCTGCACGTTTATTATCAAAGATCTGCCAACTTGAACTAGCACTTGATCTTGTAATTGCCCAAACTGGTTGAATTGGCAGACCAAGACTGTTTAGAGTAGGCACGAAAGATCCGTTAGCATTTCCATTTCCCGCATAACTTCCTATTGAAACAAATTGTGAGTCAGTAAACGCATAACAAATAAAAGTTTGACTTGATTGATTAACACCTGAATCAGTTCCTATTGAAATAACAGATGATGTTGGTGTTGTGTTCTGCCAAAATACAGTAGAAGAACTTGGTGAATTACTTGAATTTAAAAAAATTCGTTTCGTATTACCTAAAGCTTCGTGATATACTGCCGGATCTTCCGCAACATCTAGATTTTTTATTATAATAAATTTTGGTACTGCTCCAAGTCCATGTCCTATTGTAGCATTTGAACCTGTTCCAGTATATTGTGAGATACTCAAACCTAGAGTAGTATCAACTAATGTAGCTGTAGTATTAATGCTTCCATCTTCGTTTGATGATCCACCACCACTAGCTGACATCATCCAATTCCAAAGAACATAATTCTCACTAGATGTATTGACTTCAACATCTGTTCCTATTGTAACACCACCACCTAAAAATGCTTTAACTGTTTGAACATTTGTTGCTTGAATGGCATCACTATTAGAGTGCCAATCTTTAGTCACACCACGAACACGATCAAACAGCATGTGGTTATCATCTGTACCACGGTTTTTAATCCAAGAGAAAGCACTAGTATTTGTAGTTGTACTTGACTGTACGCTTTTCTCTGATCCTGATCCTGTGTAGATTGTTGCTTCAAAATACTTGTTGGTATTACTATCACTACGACTTATGTCAGATGCTATATTAGTTGTGTCTATAGCTGTAAATCCTGTAGGCAAAGCTGATACTTCAAAGTCATTTGAAGTTGTATAAAGTGAGATAGAACAACTGTTTTTACCACTTACCACAGCCGACCAATAATTAGATGTTGGTATTGAACTTGTGATTGGGTTACTACCAGTTGCAGGATTACCTGAATTATCCCATGTTACCGTTGAGCCAGATAATTGACCTGTCCAAAAATTTCCTGTTGCTGTATCAAAAGCTATACATCCTCTTGTGTTAACTGCTAATGTAGATGGTGTTGAAGATTGAACTGATCCTGAGTTGTAAAGATCACCATCTACTAAATGCCATCCCCAAGAACTTGAACCTGAACCCACATAATTATCAAACTGAGAAGCTAGAGATGTATCAATAACTCCTGCACTTGGATCTGTACCAACTACTGAGTACTCAAATTCAAAGTAAACTTTCCCGGTACAAGGAAATGTGCAGACACCGTTTGTCTGATCAGTAGTACCTGTGCTTGTTACTGTCTTATTACCATTTGAAAGAGTTGCAACATTAGGGTTAATTTGATTAATTAATCCTGATATATTCGTAGGAGAGTTAACATCTGTCGTGACAGTATTATTATTTGTCCAGCTATTTCCGTTGCCACTAGCATCAGTCTGAGCATTAGTAGCATTGTCTAAGTAAAAACCTTCATCACCAAATGTCAAAGCTTTGATTGCAGTAGAAGACTTAGGTGTCCAATAGAGTCCAGTTGTATCATATGTTCCAAAATCACTAGCAGAATATTTAGTACCATCTATCCAAGTAAATTCAGCTATATATCCATCAAAAAAACTAACGCCTGTTCCAGTTGCACCAATCCCATGTACTACATTATCTCCCCATGTAAAGTCACCAGCAGAAAGTGATGCTCTATTATCAGTGTCGTAAGCTGTTATTTCTGCTCCATTAACTTCAACTGTTACCCTATTAGTTGCTGTACCATTAGTAACATCTAAGCCCATAACTATATGATACCATCCTATATCTCTAAAAACTTGAGTAGAAGTTAAAACTCTTGCTCCGGGCTTATCTACTAATAGCTGCTCATCTGCGGTAAAACCAACTAACGACATTCCCGAAGGACCAGAAGCCCAGAAATATTGTAAAGCACCTGTAAGTCTACCTCTATATAACCAGCAAGACATTGTATTTATGTCATCATCACTTGCAGTAGGTGTTAGACTTAAGTACTCACTAGATGCAAGGTTAAACAAAGCAGATTTACTTACTGACACTGTACTTCCACCACCACCACTTGCATTAGTTGTTGCTGCCATTAATAAATTATTCTGAAGCATTAACTACATTCCTGTGATAAGACTGCTTAAATGTTCTTACTTGTATCATTACTTTTATTTTTCTTTAAGGCTCTGTAGGCCAATCGGCAGAATTATCAGCCGTGTACGTTGCAGGATAATCTCTTAAATCAGCCCTGTATTTTTTTTGAGCATCTGTCATAGTATTATCAGAAGCTCCCCACCAATCTGTCGAAGCAAGTTTTTCATTGCGCTCTATTCTTATTTCAACCATTTTTCTAGCAGTAGCACCATCAGCCCAAGCTTTTTCTTCAGCATCTCTGGCAAGATTTTCCGCATCAGTGAAAGGAATATTTCCTTCAGGGGTTGCGTGATGTCTATCAGACATTTTAGTCTCCTATTATTAGAATCAGGCGTTTGCCCTCTTATAAAGTTTAAATACTCCAGCAGAAATATTTCCAGTGGAAAACTGAAATGAAACTGCTACATGTGCTTCAGAGGTTGTGTAATGACCACTCGTAAGTAATATAGATTTGCTGTTATTTATATTACAATGTTGACCAAATACAGTATAAGTTGTATCAGTAGAAGCATTTGCTGGATCGTATAGTTCTAAATTAATAATATGCAATCCTTCATCAACACTTCCAGCTCCAACTGCTGTAGAACTCATTGCAATATCATGACTTAAATCTGCACCAGTAGCATTACCGTTATACCAAACTTGACTTACTGCACCTTGATAATTAGAAGTTCTATAAGTTGGACCAGATATTCCTAATGTTGCACCAAAATGTATATTATCTGATATAGCAAGAACATTTGTAGCTACAATTTTCCAGTCATATCCAGTTGCCATACTTGTAAATGATACAGTAGCACTATTACTTGCTGTTACTACACTTACATACTCCCAACCTCCACCACCACCAGCAGAATCTTGGAATGTAGGTGCAGATCCTGCACCATTACTGGTAAGTATTTGTCCATCAGAGCCGACAGCAGTAGCTCCAACGGCTGACGTACCATTACCAAACAAAACTCCGTTTGCAGTAAGTGTACTTGCGCCTGTTCCACCATCTGCTACTGGAACGTCTGTACCTCCAGCACGGTAAATAAGATTACCTTCAATATTTACATTACCAGCACTAGCTCTAGCAAGAGTAGTATCTGATGCAGCTCCTAATTCAATAGTATCTAGTCTTGCTGCTCCAGCTACTGATACTGTGCTTTGAAGATGTACTGCACCTTCAACAGTTACAGTAGAAGCAAAGTTTGCTGCTCCACCTACTGAGACTGTACTTTGAAGATGTGTAGCTCCTACAACTGTTACAGTAGAAGCAAAGGTAGCTGCCCCACCGACTGAGACTGTACTTTGTAAATGAGTAGCCCCTACAACTGTTGCAGTACTTTTTAATATTGCTGCACCCTCAATAGAGGTAGCTCCAACAACTGTAAGTGTACCTCCAAGAACACTATTACCACTTACAGATACATCGTCTTTAAATGTTCCTGCTCCTACTACTGTTACTGTACTTGCAAAGTTTGCTGCTCCACCTACAGAAACTGTACTCTGAAGATGTGCAGCTCCTACAACTGTTACAGTAGAAGCAAAGGTAGCTGCTCCACCTACTGACACAGTACTTTGAAGATGTGCTGCGCCTTCAACTGTTACAGCAGCTTCAAATTGAGTAGCATCTCCAAAAGTTTTGTTTGTCAAGGTATCTGTTGTTGATGTTCCTACAATTGTAACAGTACTTGTTGGTAGAGTAATTGTTATATTACCACTATAAGAAGCATGTGGTGGTGATCTTAGTTGAGCATAGTGAGCATTATTAGACTCACAGTAGAATCTAATATATGATGGATCTGTAGCACTTGTTCTTAAATCTATTGCTCCTCCTGATACAGCGAATGTACCACCTACTGTTCCTGTTCCACCTATACTCACATTACCTGCTACTGTAACTGTTGATGAAAAACCTGCTGCTCCAACTACTGTAGCAGTACCACCTACAAATAAGTTACCACCTATTGTAGCATTATTTACAGAGATGTTACCTTCTATAGATGTTGTAATTCCTGTTAAGTTAGAACCATCACCATAATATGCACTAGCACATACTTTTGCATTAGCTGCTTGTACATTAGCACCACTGATTGTAACTGTTCCACCTATAACTACATTACCACTAACTGATACGTCATCCTTAAATATACCTGCGCCTACAACTGTTACAGTAGAAGCAAACGTAGCTGCACCTCCAACTGATACTGTACTTTGTAGATGAGCTGCTCCGACTACCGTAACTGTACTTTTAAGTAAAGCTGCTCCTTCTATTGAGGTTGCACCTGCTACCCTAACTGTGCTTAGAAATCCTGCTGCTCCTGTTATTGTAGCTGTGCTTAAAAGATTTACTGCACCACCTACACTCAGACTAGATGCAAGACTTACAGCTCCTGCTATTGTAGCTGTACCACTAAGGTTTGTATTACCACTTACTGATACATCATCTTTAAAGGTAGCTGCTCCTACAACATTAAAAGGTCCACTTACAGATACACTTCCACCTGCATGAATAAATCCTGATACAGATATATTAGTAGTAACTCCTAATTCAGCTTCAACATTAGTAAGATTAGCTCCATCACCATAGAAGGCAGTTGCTGTTACATTACCATTTACATTGACATTACCACTGACTGATACATTGCCATTTAATATAGCCGTACCACCTATAGATACATTTCCTGCTACATCTAGATTACCAGAGACTGATACGTCATCTTTAAACTCAGTCTTGGCAGTAAATGTTCCTGCACCTGTTACTCCTAGTGTTCCACCAAGAGAAGTATTACCTTCTACTGATACATTACCTTTAACTCCTAGATCACCACTAACTGATACATCATTTTTAAAAGTTCCTTTACCTACAACTGTAACTGTTGAGCTAAACGTACCTGCTCCCGTATTAACTAGTGTGCCACCTATAGAAGTATTACTTGCTACATTCAAAGCTCCACTTACAGAAACATCATCCTTAAAAATAGCTGTACCTGTTACTGTAACTGTCCCATCTATAAGAGCATTACCTACTGAGATACTTCCACCAATAGAAGCTGTAAGACCTGTAAGGTTTGATCCATCTCCAAAGTATGCTGAAGCACACACTTTATCTTGTACAGAAAGATTACCTGATACCCCAAAATTACCACTAATCTGTGCTTTATTAGTTGCTATCTTAATAGCTGTCTGAGTACCGTCTGCTGTCTGTATACCTACTAATGAAGTCGTAACACCTGTACCTGTGGTACTTGCATTAACAGTCAGTAAAGACTTGTATGTATTAGATATAAGTTTCCCAGTAAAATTTGTCATATTGAATCCCATGTTCTATTTGCAAGTTGCCAAGTTGTATTACCTGTAATAGGAGCAAGTGTCACTGGATCTATTGTAATCCATTCTGCATATTGATCCCATGTTATTCCTCTACCA